GGAAGAGCCGGAGGAGGAGCCTGCCCAGCAGCCTGAGACAGAGGAAACCTTCACTCTGCGGGTGAACAAGGAAGACCGGACGGTCAGCCGGGAAGAGGTCATCTCCCTGGCCCAGAAGGGCGCGGACTATGACCGGGTGAAGAGCCAGCTCCAGGAACGGGACAACACCATTGCTCAGCTGAACAAAACCATCGACGGCAGCCGGGAAGCCCTGGAGGTGCTGGAGATGATTTCCCAGGAGACCAATACGGAAATCCCTCAGCTGCTGGAGAATCTGCACCTGAGCCTGCGCATGAAGAACGGCGAGACCGAGAAGGAAGCCAGGGCCAATATCCGGGCCATCAAGGCAGAACGCGCCGCCAAATCCACCCAGGCAGCAGCGAACCCCGGCGGCCAGGAAAGAGCCCGGAAGGAAGTGGCGGAGTTCCGCCAGCGCTTCCCCGGTGTGGAGCTGACGGAGGAGCTGTGCAATCAGCTGATGGCGGATGTGCAGAAGGGCATGAGCCTGTCCGATGCCTATGCCGGAAAAATGATGGCAGATAAGGATGCCCGGATCGCTGAGCTGGAGCGCCAGATGGCAGCGAACCGGCAGAATGACAGGAACCGCTCCAAAGCCCTGGGCAGTCAGAAAGACTCCGGCGGCAGACGGGGCAGAACCGCGGAAGACGAGTTCTTCGCGGCATTTGAGAGATAAACCAGAAACCAGAGCCATGGAGCCAGTGTTCAGAGGAAGACACCGGCTCCGGAACCTTCCTCCGGCACTGACCCAGGTCAAAAAAACAGGAGGAAAAGTAAATGGCTATTCATTTCAGTGAAAAATTTCACCAGCGCCTGATGAAGGGCTTCGACCAGCATGCGGAAACGGATTCCATGTTCAATCACGATCTGGACATGGAGTTCTCCGGTGTGTACACCGTACACGTGACCAGCGTGGTCACCGAGCCCCTGCAGGACTACAACAAGAACAAGAGCATTGACCAGGGCTCCCGCTACGGCGCATCCAAGGAAGTGGGCGATGAGGTTCAGACCTTTGAGATGACCCAGGACAAGTCCCTGAACCTGACCATCGACAAGGGCAACAACGAAGGCCAGTTCAACATGAAGAAGGCCGGAGAGGTCATGAATGCCGAGACCAAGGAGCAGATCTCCCCCTATCTCGACAAGTACCGCCTGCGCCGCTGGGCAGAGCTGGGCAACCACGTCCTGCTGGCAGCTGCCCCTGCCAAGACCAACATCGTCGAGGCCATCATGCAGCAGAAGGACGATATGCTGGACAAGTATGTGCCCGACCAGCTGCAGCTGACCATCGCCAGAAAGTATCTGCGGATGATCATGCTCTCCGACGAGTGGGTCGGCCTGGACAAGCTGGGAGGCGAGTCCCTGCCCAAGGGTGCCATCGGTAAGTTCTACGGCATGGCCGTCAAGCCCATGCCCGCATCCAAGATGCCCGATAACGTGCCCTGGATGATCACCCATAAGAGCGCCCTGATCGCCCCTAAGAAGATCAAGAAGTTTGTGGGCCACGTGGATCCTCCCGGCCTGAACGGTGACCAGATCGAGTTCCGCCTGATCCACGATGCCTTCGTCATCGGCAAGAAGGCCGACGGCATTTCCGCCGCCGTTCTGCCCGGCTTCGTCCAGGCCGCTCCCACTATCACTATGAACGGTGCCGCCGCTACCGTTGCTTCCACCGGCGCAAGCGCCATCTACTACACCGTGGACGGATCTGACCCCCGGTTCTCCAAGGATGCAAAGGTGTACACCGCTGCTGTTAATCTGGCTGCCGGCCAGACCATCAAGGCCTACGCCGCATCTGCCAGCAAGTATGCATCCGCTGTGGCTGAGCATACCTACACTGCTGCCACCTGATAACCAAGCTGAATAAGGGGGCGGAAACCCCGCCCCCTTCCTGTAAAGGAGGAAATTCATGATTCTGATTGTACTGGCACTGACTGCCGGCGGCCTTGCGCTTTGGGCTGCAGCAAAGAGCCTCCGTATCGTCACGGAGGAGGAAAAGCGCAGCGAAAAGCAGAGGGCCGCAATGATCCACTATGTGGACACCACGGCGCAGGCCATCCGCGAAGAAACGGAAAAGCTGATCGCCCGGGCCCGGAAGGATTTTGCCGGGAGCGGCGACTGGGAGGAAGCTGTATCCCGGGTGGCAGAGGCGAAGATCGCCCAGGCCGTCAGCGACATCTGCGAAAAGATGTCCTCCGCCTACTTCGAAAACGACTTTAACGCAAACCTGGGGAACATCCTGGGCTTTGATCCCTATGACTCCCTCCGGGCCCAGCGGGAGAAGGAACGGAAGGGTGAGCACTGATGGCCAGAAAGCAGAAAATCCCCACCTGCGAAGAAATCCAGGCGCGGTTTGAAAAAGCCTTCAGCTTCAACCAGCAGATCGGCCTGTACGATACGGTGCAGATCAACGAGGAGTTCTTCATCGGCAACCAGTGGCAGGGAGTGGAGAGCAAGGGACTGCCGACCCCTGTATTTAATTTTCTGAAACAGGTGGTGCTGTTCCAGGTGGCCACCATCACTTCCGACAACCTGACCCTGCAGGCCACAGCCATGCCCTCGGCATCCGCGTACACCACCCGGGAAGTGGAGGAATTTGCCCAGATCGTCAGCCATCAGTACGGGGCCATCATCGAGCGGAACCGGATTGTGACCAAGCTTCGGGAGTTTCTGCGCAACGCAGCGGTGGACGGTGACGGGTGCATGTTCTTCCGCTTTGACCCCGCCATTGAAAACGGCCAGCGGGTCAAAGGAGAGATTGTGGCGGAGGTCATCGAAAACACCCGGGTGCATTTCGGCAACCCCAACTGCCGGGATGTGCAGCGGCAGCCCTACATCATTATCTCCCGCCGGGAGCTGGTGGAGGATGTGCAGTGGCGGGCGGAGGAGCTGAAGAAGGCGGGCCAGTGCCGAATTGCCGACATCGAGAGCATCCAGCCGGACAGCGAGAAATGGCAGAACCGCTACGACAGCTACACCGACGACAAGGTGACGGTGCTGACTTACCTCTTCCGAAACCGGGACACCAAGACCATCTGGGCCATTGAAGCCTGCGAGAAGGGCATCATCCGGGAAGCCTATGACACGGAATACACCCTGTATCCCCTGATCTGGATCAACTGGGACTACATCCACGACTGCTATCATGGCCAGTCCCTGCTGACCGGCCTGCTGCCCAACCAGAAATTCGTGAACAAGATGTTTGCCATGGTGGGCATCTCCCTGCTGACCACTGCCTTCCCCAAGGTGGTATACGACCGGAACCGGATCACCCGCTGGGACGGCGGTGTGGGACAGGCGGTGGGTGTCACCGGCGGTGTGGACAATGTGGCCAAGACCATCGAGGGTGCTTCCGTGAATCCTCAGATTGCGCAGTTTATGGAACTGTGCATCCAGAAGACCCGTTCCTTCCTGGGCGCATCGGATGTGGCCATGGGCGACAGCCGCCCGGACAACACCTCCGCCATCATTGCCCTGCAGAGAGCTGCCAACACCCCCATGGAGCTGACGAAACAGAATCTCTATCAGTGCGTGGAGGACATGGGACGAATCTTCCTGGACATCATGTCCGTGTGCTACGGCACCCGGCGGGTGGAATTTTCCCAGAAGCTGGGCCAGGAGAATCAGCCCATGCCCCTGGGAATGGAGTTGCCCGAAGCCAAGGTCATGGCAGAATTTGACTTCGGGCTTCTGAAGAACATTCACTTCGGCATCAAGCAGGACGTGGGTGCCAGCTCCTACTGGTCCGAAATTGCCAATATGCAGACACTGGACAACCTGCTGATCAACGGCCACATCGATGCCGTGCAGTATTTGGAGCGGATGCCCAACGGCTACGTTGCCAAGAAGGAAGCGCTGATTGCGGAGCTGAAGAGCCGGAGAATGAACGGCATGCCGCCCGCCGGAGCAGGCGGTACCGGCATGAGTGTGGCAACTACCGCCAGCCAGACACCGCTGCCGGAAAGCAGCGGAAACTCCGCCCTGCAGAGGGCGCTGAACAGAGAGGGGGCATAAGGGATGGCACAGATCCCGCAGTTTACAGAGGATATCGCCTTTCACTCCAAGCTGGGAGACAATCCCAATACCGATAACGGTCTCAGCGCCGACGAGCTGAAGAACGTCTATGACGCGGCAGCCCTGGCGATTCAGAGGTTCATCAACACCTACATCGTCCCGGCGCTGAATGCGGAAGTGAACTCCGATGCATTCCTGAAGCTGGCAGGCGGCACCATGAGAGGCGACCTGAACATGGACGGCCACCGGATTTCCGGACTGGCAGACCCGGTGAGCGACGCAGACGCAATTACCAAGGCATTCCTGAATGCGTATCTGGTAGGAGTTGACCAGGGCGGCACCGGCGGCAGAACCCCAGAGCAGGCCCGGGAAAATCTGGGTGCGGCAGCCTCACAGCACACTCATGGCCCGGCAGATATCAACGGAGTGATTCCTGTAACCTCCGGCGGAACTGGGGCGCAGGAGGGTTCTGAGGGCCTGAAAAACCTACTGGCGGCAGGCTATATGCAGCTGAGCGGTTATCAGATTGTGGCGAGTGTCGATGAAATTCCGGAGGATGCCCCCGAGGGCGCTGTATTCTTCGTGCCGGAGGAGTAAGTCATGGAAGAGAAAACTGTTGCCTGCGGCAATCTTGCCATGGCATTCAGCGCCGGAGGCTGGGCATACGGGACCGATAACTCCGGTGTGGCGGGCTACAGCAGCGGCTATAAGGTTGCCGTCCTGCGGTTTGATGTGCCGGCTGTTCCGGGGGCTGCGAAATACCTGGATGTGGGCATGGTCATAAGCAAGGTCGCCACGGCTGATGCGACCGTGCGCTGGGCGGTCTGCAGATCCGACGCGAACCGGGAAAATTATCTTGATACCTCCGATGAGGTAACGGATGAAAACCAGGTGGCATCCGGAACGATTCCCTTCGAAGGGCTTACCAACACTCTGGGGATGCGGACATTCCGGATCCCGGTCAAGGGAATCCGGAAAGGGACCTGGTACCTGATTCTCTGGGCCAGTGAGCTGAAAGGCATTTACATCCGGTCCGCGGTTTCCAGCTACGGAGAAGCCAGCGTTTCCGTTGTCTACACCGGCGGAATTGTGCGGATCAAAACCCCCGAGGGTGTGAAAGCTGTCGGAGTGTACAACGGGCAGCGAAAGCGGCTCATTCCCCATGTGAAGACCCCAACCGGGGTACACCCGACGGGCTGAGGAGGAACCATATGCGGATAGCAGAAATTACCGTACAGGGCGTGGAAGCGACCGCGTCCATTGAATCGAAAATAACCGCCGGAATGGTGGGCGCGACGGTTCAGATCCGGTACCCGGACCCCTACTGGGCCGGGCTGGTGAAGAATGTTACCTTCAAGGGCGCTGACGAAGTGACGCTGCTGTACGTGGGCGACACCGTGACCATTCCGCCGCAGACGGTGGCGAAAGCCAATGTCAGACTGCAGGTGGGCATTGTGGGCATCAGCGCCGACGGAACCACCCAGGTGACCCCCACCCTCTGGGCGGATCTGGGTGTGGTGAAGGCTGCAGCGCCCACGGACCCCAAGAATTCCGGGGACATGCCCACAACGAATGTGCCCTTCTGGTCGCAGCTGGAGAGCATGATCGGCAACCTTGCCGACCTGACCACGGAGGAGAAATCCAATCTGGTGGCGGCTATCAACTGGATGATGGATAAGGGCATCGGAACACCGGAGATCGGAGAAAACGGCAACTGGTTTATCGGCGGTGAGGACACAGGGATTCCGGCCCGGGGACCCAAGGGTGACCGGGGTGAATCCGGTGTTTACGTTGGCCCCGGAGAAATGCCCGAGGGCTGCAACGTGCAGATCGATCCCGAGGGAGA